AAACAAATTGGTGGTTCACACTACAAAGACAATTTTAAAATCCAACCTATCGAATATATCCAAGCTAATCGTATGTTATTTGAAGAGGGGTGTGTTGTGAAGTATGTGTCGAGACACTCATTTAAAAATGGTAAAGAGGATATATTAAAAGCCATACAAAATCTAGAATTTATATTAGAAAGAGATTACAATGATTGACAAGTCCACCAAAAAGGTTATAAGAACAAAGTACGGAGACGCAAACTTTAAATATGTAGAAAAGTTTGATTCCGTTAAGAAAGCTGCCGACCCCTCAAATGAGGGAGAGTTAGTAGAAGTCGTGATCGAAGAAATTAAATGGGATCACACAATAGTGAAGGAGAAAACTGATGGACAACAACCAAGATCTAATAAAGATCAAGGAAAGTCTGCAGAAAACGAGAGACCTACAGAGAAAGAAAAGTGAACTGTATGTCAAGACGTTGCAAAAGGCTAACAAATTAAAAGCTGAAAGTTACAGCTTACATTTGAGAGTTGCAGATTATGAAGACCAGTTAATGAGAGCTTAGTCTTTTATTAACAAAGTTAAAACAACAACAAAAGTTGGCAACAACTGAAAGGGTACTATGCACTTAGAAATAATCAATAAGAAAAAGAAACAAATTAAACTTGGTATGAAAGCTATCATGTTTAGAGAACTATCACCAAGAGAACTACAGATATATAGAACAGGATTTAAGAATGGCTATAGGTTAGCTGAAACACATTTAGTTTTTAAAAGCCAGGCACTTGCAGACAAACTGCAAATGAAAGAAGATCGAGATAGAATTAAAAAGCAAGTCGAGTACAAGCACCCCGTAGGTTATGAAACTTTTAATAAGATATTATATACTGTCGGCAAACATTATAATATTAGCACTAAAGAAATCATGAGTAGAAGAAGATTAGCTTACATGATTAAACCACGATCAGTTATTATTAATTATATTTTAGAACACTTCCAAATATCAACACCTAAGTTGGGAATGTTTTTTAATTACGATCACTCAACCATCATTCATTATAGAAGAGCAAAGGTAAGACAAACAGGGATATGGAAACCTTTAGAATATATTTGGAAAGATTACGAGATTGTAAAAAAAGAATTGTCTAAGTCCTAGCGTAGTTAGGTTTCTTATCTTGTCTTGTTTTTCTTTCAGCTTTTTGTTTTCTTGATACTGAAGCACGTCTTTGACTAGCTGACATGGATCTAGCTTTTGCAGCAGGTACACATTTAGGATAGTTTTTTCTTGTCTCTCCACCACTACGACCACACTTGGGAAAGCCACCACTTTTTTTTGGATTAGCAATGTCTACCCAATTAGCTTGTACCCATGATCGTAAACCTTTGGACATTATTTTCTCTTTCGTTTTGCTTTAGGTTTTATTCTACCTGAACATACACCACTCGCATACATATTGGCGTATGCTGAGGGGTATACTTTGAATCTGCGCTTCGCAGCAGCTTTACCTTTTGCACAAAGTTTAGCCATTACTTTTTCTTCTTAGCCTTAGATTTCATTATCTTTTTTTGTAGTCCTTTAGGTAAAGTCTTTTGTTTAGCTGTAAGTTTACCTTTTGATTTCTTGCCGTACATTTTGTTTCTCCATTTTTATATATTTATCGAAACAACTTAGTCCATTATTATAATGATGACAAAAATGTTTCTTCTCTGCATTTATAATCCATCCACCTTCATTGCTCAAGAGTTCTCTTTCACATATTGTACATTTTCCACATACTAAAGTTAGATTGCTACGAGACCAGGTTTTTTTTCTTACCATTTTTTGCATGACCAATAACGAGCTGTAAATTTATCTGTTGCAGTTTTACAATTATGCCTAGCTCTGAAGCTCTTTCTAGCTGCAGGATTTGACTTTCTTATTTTCATATTAGCATCTCCATATCTAATAATCTTTTCTTTACCATCCTTACAAGCCTTAACAACAAACTTCTTACCACCTTGAACTTGTCGTTTAGGTGCATTGCATTTCATTTTTGCTTTATTTATCGCCATGATGATATTTTATACTCTTTAAAATAATTTACAACTTTCCATTTATCTTTCTTTTTAAAGTTGCCACGTTTAGCATAGTCTGTAGCTTCTTTTTCTGTGTCCCATATCTCATTGGTGAACAACTCCCACTTATCATTACGCATCCATAAGATACAATACACTATTCAGATATTCCCATGAGCCATAGCATCAGAAAGATATAGCAAATGATTTCCATTATTCTAATATAAGTGATTTGATAGATTGAGATCCATCAATATTTGTTTCAAGTTCTGCTTTAGATTTAATACATTTATAATCTATATTATCTTTGACTTGTCTTGTGGCTTCACGTTTATGTTTAAGACATACAGACATAGACTCTTGTATTCTGTGTTCCTTAATATCAGGACCAACAAACATAAGTAAAGCTACAACTGTTTCAATCATTAGTGACCATTTCCATTTCTAATTAATTTTTCAACATCAACTTGTAGTTTTTGTACTTGTTCTTTTAAGAACTCAATATTAACTTTGTTAGTCATATTCTGTTCTTGGTTTTCAATTAACTTCTCTACATCTTTAAACACAGATTCCAATAACATATATTGTTCTTGGTCTGTAGGTTTCTGTTCTGATTTTTTTAATAAGTCTGCGTTAAATAATTCACGTGAAGTCTCTAATGACGTGAGCCTAGCTGTCACTTCTGTGTAGGCAAAGACACCCATAGCAACTGCAATAACGATACCAACCATATTTTTAATTGGCATTGCTACATTTGTATTCTCGCTAACTTTCATCTTGGTTCTTTTCCTCCACAAATATAACCTATAACTTTTTTATCTTGGTACTTGTAATAGTAATGATTGGATAGAAGGGTTTTCTTCTTCTTCTCATGTACTGCTACGTTAGTATTAAACCAAGAGCTACAACTTGTAAATATCTCAAATGTATCTAGCTTGATGTCACCACCAAAAGTTAAGTACATCAATGTTATCATTATGGGTTTCATATATTATTTAGCTTTTTGAAATAAAGTTTTTAATACTTTATTACCTACTGTGTGTATGGGGTCTAAATTAATATCTTTAGAACATCCCGTCAATAATATGATGATTAATAAACTAACGACCTTGAGCATTATATTTTTTCCAATTACGTCTTTTATGTTTATTCATAGATGACGTTTTAGGTCGTCTACCCAAGCTAGTACTTTTTGCTATTCTTTCGTGTGGTTGTTTTTCTAGATTTAATTTTCTTTTTGCCATACTTGCCTGTTTGTTGAGATAATAAACTTATCTTTTTACTGTACTGTTGTGTGAAAGCATTTTTAATTGTCATTTACCGCTAAAGTTTTTAATCTCACTAGCTTTGATACCATAGATCGCAGCAACAACGGACACCCAAAGTCCAACTAGCCACCAAGGCATTGATTGTAGTTTTTCAAAGAACAGATCCATCTTTCTTTCGATCTCTGGATCATCTGTAAATACAGAGTAAGCTAACATGAAGATGGGAGTTGATAATACAATCAGAACGAACTCATCTTTCCAGTCTCCCTTCTGATGCTCGAATACTTTACCTGAAAATTCTATCTCCCCCCGTCTCATCTTCTCTGCGTGAAGTAGTTTAGCTCCTGATAGAGCTTCTTTTGTTTTTTGTTTATCTTGATAAAGTTTGGCAGCTGTCTTGACTCCCATACCTAATAAATTTAACCACATATTAAATTGTCCAAGGTAAGTATTTAACTGTACCTTCCTCTCTTCTAGCTTTAAGCCATTGGTTTCTATTATCTTTTGTTGAATAACTACAATGAATCCATCCGCTTGTAGGTTCTCCTTCACGATAGAACTCAAGGATTCCTTGATCTATGTCTAAATTATTTTTAATCCAAATTGCTAAATCTAAATTATCTACACCTGGTATTTCAAAATCTGCTGCCGCAGCTCCATCGTCTGCAACGTGTTGTGAATTAACTGATGAACCTATTGCAATACAAAGTTCAGCACATCTAAAACCACTAGATATAATTAAAGGTTTATCAAAATGTGATCTGATGGGTTGTAATACATTAACAGCTAATGCTTTTATATTTTCTATTTGAGCTGGGTTAGGGTTATTATTAATACCCTTTCTCTCACTAACTTGTGATTTACAAAGCTCGTCTAAAGTTATGTTAGCTGTAAGTTTCATTTGTTGTAATATATTTTGACCTTTAATTTTTTTTGTTCAGATGTCAAGGGTCTATTTATTAGTGTTCCTGCTCTTCTTTTGTACATATCTTTGGGGGTATATTCTGATTTTCTATAATTTGCACTCTTCACATCATAGGCTTGATACTCACCTGTGGTTATATCTAAGACTACCATGTCGATTGGTCCTTTACCCATAGCAGGTACGAATACAATCTTGTTGGGATCTTTGGCAAATTGTGCTTGAGCAATGAGTTCATTGTATAATCCAACAGAAGCTGTCTGTCTGCGTCTAGCCATTCCATTTAAAGAAGCCAATGATCACTCCTAAAAGTCCACCTAGTATAATAACAAAACTAATCACACCTTTACCTTTATTCATATCAGAGTGTAGGTTCTTAATATCTAAACGCATTTCATCTATCGCTTTAAATAAAGTTTTCATACGTTCCGCACACACCTTCTCGTGATAGGAGATGCGAATACTATTATTTTTTTCTGCGTATTCTTTAATTTTTTTTACACTTG